ATACCTAATGCAAAAGTTTGTAAAATAGAATCAGCTCCTGTATGTAATAAACTTTTATATTGTCCTGATGATGGTAGTGTTGTAATTTTAGCCCACATTGAGAATGTTCTAGCTGCTGCTCCTGTCGGTACCCCAGTTGAACCAAAATTAATTACAGATGTTGTTCCATTAAATACCCCAGCACTATCAAACTGTCCTGCACTATAGCTCATAGCAGTATCAGTTCCGTTATTACTTCCTTTTGAGTCAAGAGAATTACCATCTAATTTCCAATAAGAAACTAGGTTTGCATCATTTATAAATTTAGTTTGTGAGAGAGGTCTGAAAGCCATAATTATGAAAGATTTAAATATCTAGTAGGTAAAACATATAATTGAACATACAAATCGACTGCATTTGTAGTTTGAATTGCATCTATGTCTATTGAAACTTTTTGATTAAGAGTAAGTGATTTTGCTGTATCTGCTGTGAATGGTGTAGGACTTGTTGCTACTGTTGTTGCTAGTGTAGGCTTTGTTGTGAAAGCTGTTGTTCCTGCGATATTTATATCTATTGTAGTACTGTTTGTAGTTCCTGCTGTTCCTACTTGTAAATCAGCACCGAGAACTCTCATAGGTTCTGTTGCGTAATAAGCATTTGCTACGTCTGTTGCTACAGCTCCGATATTCCCTGCTACTGCAAAATTCTTTTGGAACATTTCTACTCCGAGCATACAGTATTTAAGTGAACTTGCATCTATAGAAGCCATAGTATCTCCTATGATTGTAATTGTAGTGTTTGGTGAACCATAAGTACTTGGTATTGAAACCATAGCTACTCTTACTGTACTACTTTCTGTCCATTTAATTATCATTCCTTTTGCAACATAAGAAGTAACATCTCCTGTAACTGTAAATGAAGTATTACCTACTCTTGTTGGTGTTCCTGGCATTAGAGTCCACATTCCACCACCTGAAGCACTAGGAGTTTGCCAAGTTGCAGCAGTTGAAGATGTTGCAGTAAGAACCTGTCCTGTTGTTGGAGCTGTTGCAGAAGATACATTAATAACTGTTGTTGCACTATTTAACGCATCTGTCTTTGCTGATTTACCTGTAGTATCTTGGTTAAGTGTTGGGAAGGTACAATTAGTAAGTGTCCCTGATGATGGTGTTCCTAAAGCCTGTGATTGATATACAATATTACCATCTGATACTGCTGTATCAAATTGTGCCATTGTTCCTGATATACCTACTATAGATGTTTGGTCACCTGTGTTTGTACCTGTTACAGAACCATTAAGAGTTCCTGATGTTATAGTTGCTCCATTTATACTTGTAGCTGTTGCTACACCTAATGATGGTGTTGTAAATGAAGGAGATAGTAATGGTGCTTTCAAAGCTAAGGCGTCATACACAACGTCTTCACTTGGTGCATTAGTAGTAACTCCATTTGTAATTGTTTGAGTGATATTAGATGCTGTAAGATTTCCTGAAGCTATACCTGTTAATGCACCTACAAATGTAGTGGCAGTCAATTCTCCTATGCTTGGTTTGAAAGATAGTTTTGTTGTTGATACTTTAGCTGCATAGTTACCTCCATCTGTTGCTGTCCATAAAGGATATACAGAAGATGCAGTAGTTGTATCATTTTGATTATTTACTGGGATAGTTATAGGAGCACTACCGTTAAATCCTACACCATTTAAGGCTCTTGAAGTAGCGAGTGTTGTTGCTGTTCCTGCATTACCAGATATACTCCCTGTTATTGTATTTGTAACATCTAAATCAGTTGTCCAAAGTTTAGCTAATCTTGAACCAGTGAGTCCTATTGTTTGAGGTGTTGATTGGTCTGTTAGTACTGCACCTGCTGTTGATACTGTTAAATCACCAGCTCCTAAAATAGATGAGCCATTTATAGTCTTGATATTTGTAGCAGATACAAGTGTATTTTGTTTACTTGCTAGTGCGTCAAATACAGCATTCTGACTTGGTGCTATTGTTGTTACTCCGTCTACTATTACATCCTCTACTTGACTTACTACACTTAAAGGACTAGCCACAGTACCGCCACCTGTTAGAGTTGCATCTGTTACTACTGTTGAAAGATAATTACCTGATGGACTCACTACACTTACGAGTCTATTACCAGAAATAACTGAAACTTCTTGTAGTCTCCAGTTTGTTGTAAAGTCTATTATAATTCTTCCTATGAGTAGTAATTCAGGTACTACAACTCCTAATGTTCCTAAGTTAAGTTCTCCTGAGTTTCTTTGTTTCTCGGTTGTTACTGCTATAGCAATAGCTCCTGCACTTGAATTTTGAGCCTGTGTAATCCATTGAGGTTGTACGAATATGTATCTATACGCTTGTGAACCTGCACTAGCTGTTACTGGTACTGCATATACCCATACTGATGCTACCGAGTTAGCTGGCATCAATGTCTGACCCCAGTTAGGTGTTGAAAAAGTATTGTAATATGGATTATTAGTAGATAAAGATATTATATCTCCACTTGCTAGTGTATAAGCACCTACAGAAGCTCCTGTTAAGTTATATGTAGTATAAGACTTTGATGTAAGTGCTGGAATTGAAGTAGGTAAATCTTCATCTGCCATTGATGTAGCATCTACATCTGGTCGTCTATTTGCTGCGGTTGTTGAATTTAAGGTGTATTGAGCTGATGGGAATGTACCTCCTGCTGTTTTATATGCTCCTACTGTTTCGTGGAGTTCTTTATGAGTCTGCCAGTTCATTAGACCATGACATTCTCTTAATGAATATTTATTTGTAGTATCATAATTTACTAAAGATATTAAAACCACATCAAATCCTGGGAATGAATTATCTGCCCAGACAAATGCTGTTCCATTATAGTATAGGAAGTATGTATGTCCTGTTACATTAGGATGAGCCGCTGATACCCATCCACTTACGAAGGTAGGATTAGCTACTGATATATCAGTTCCTCTATAATAAGCTGTTATAGTTCCAGTTAGAGTTACCTTTTGTGTTGTTGGGTCATAGTTAATAACCACATCTGCTGGAGATAGGAATCCCGTTGGCTCTCTTGTTAGGTTGTTATAGAGTATTTTTGACATATATTTATATTGTTACTTCTTCTAAAATGGGTTGTTCTAAAGGTGCTACTTCATCTATAGCTTTCATAAATTCTTCTTTTGATGCTTCCATTTCTAGTCTAGCTTCTTCTCTCTCTACTAGGATAGCTTCTTTTTGCATTAAGATTTTAGTTGGTTTTATTACCATTAGTTTAGCTTCTTCCATCTTTGAAACTACTGGAAGTGGAGCTACATAGGCTTCATCCATTAGTTCTAATTCTGCTACTAGCTTTTCTATTGTACCTGCTTGGTCTAACTTTTCTTCCGTTGTGAAGAAATGCTCTAGGTATACAGAATTATTTGTACTGTTTAAACAGATGAATAGACTATCTCCGCACTCTTCAAAACGACTTATTGTGTATGATTTTTCCATATATTTTTATTAGATGATGATGTAGTTAGCACCGTCACTCATTACTTTTAAATTATCTAAACTATTAACCCCTTGTGTTGTTACTCCATCTATTGTCTGTGAACTTGTTGTTGCTACTGTGATTACTCCTGTTCCACTATTCTTTATGTTATATACTCTACCCGTTATTCCTACTGCTGTTGGGAGAGTTACTGTGAAGCTATTAGTGGTGCAATTTATTAGATAGTCTGTGGCGTCTGCGGTATAGTTAGCTGTTTTAGCTACATAAGCGTGAGTTACTGAACCTGCTATATGTAGTTTAGAAGTTGGTGCAGTCGTCCCGATGCCGACGTTGCCGTTAGGAATTATTAAATTACCACTACCTTTTGTTTGAAGATTTAATCCTATGTTTGTATCAGTTCCAAGTACAGAAATAGTTGGATTGCCAGTTGTAATAGCTCCAGTAAAAGATAAATAATTTACTGCTGATGCTGTATGAGTAACTTCTGCTTGTTTTAATGAACCAGTATTTGCATTTGTGACAAATCTTATACCACCAGTACCATCGGCCTCTAAAGAAATGCTACCGTTAGCAACGGGAGAATTATCTACTTTAAATCTAACTACATTAGATTGTTGGTAAACTCCAAAAGAACCAGTAGAACCACCATCACCTTGAATGTAAAATGTTGAATAACCTTTAGTATAAAAATCCAATCTACCATTACCTCTAATACCACTTATACCTTCTTTACCACCAGATTGGTCTCCGATTTCCATAGTCACCTCGCGATTCCCTGTATAAGAGCCCCTATCTACTCTTATTGTTCCATTTGAATTAATATTAGTTAAATCTAAACTTCTCACTGGATTCGTATTTCCAATCCCGACGTTGCCTTCTTTAAGTATAGTCAATCTCTCTGTATTATTAGTTTCAAATCCTATATCAAAGTCATCATTTGAACCAATGAGTTTCTTAGCACCGTTGGTGTTTCCACCCCATAGGACATCTCCACCTCCTGTTTGAACATCTGCTGAAAGAACACCATTACCATCTATTGATAGTCTAGTCCCTACTTTAACACCTCCAAGAACTGTGTCTGAAGCTGTGGGGAGTGTATAAGGTGTTGGGTTAGTGTTAGTTACTATTGGATTAGCTGGGTCTGTAGAGTTTACTGAGATACCTGTTCCTGCTACAACTGTTTCTACAATTCCTGAACCTGAGCCACCAACTACTTCTTCCCAATTTTCATCTTTACGAGCATATTGTTTCCCATCTATAGGAGCTTCAGGTAATCCATTAGAACCACTAGCACCTACTGCTAATACTTGTCTTACTTTTTTATTAAAATCTCCATCAATAGCTTCAATAGAAAGCCATTGTTTTTTTACTCCTTGTAATTTAGAAACTATTTCATCGGCTGAATCAGGTGAGCCATTCTTTCCATCTTTACCATCAATACCATTAGAACCATCTTTCCCGTCTTTACCTTTGTCTCCCTTATCTCCTTTAGGACCAGCTATTTTACTATCAGCTCCTTTATCACCTTTGTCTCCCTTATCACCTTTTATAGAATCTCCCTTGTCTCCTTTATCACCTTTATCTCCTTGTTCCCCCTTATCACCTTTATCTCCTTTCAACCCCTTAACAGTAAAAATAGCACCATCACCTATTTCTTTTGGTGATAATGTTTCAGTTAATGAGTCTGCTAGTTTATCAACAGAAGAAGCTATATCTTCATAGCCCTTCTTGTGCATTTGAAACTTTTGTCTTTCTATTTTAGTATCTTCCATATTATTGTATTATAACATAAATTAGTGAATATGTCAAGTGCTATTTGCCTGTGATTAAATCTAGTGGTGAACGATAAGAACCTTCACCTTTTGACTTAGGCTGAGTAACTGAACCTCCTAGGAATTCTATAAATGATGATAGAGCAATTATTCCAGCTTCCTCATTCTTTTCTGTATCTTTCCATGGATTATCTAGTGTGATTGGAACAAATAAAGACCTAGCAACGGATTCTGCTGTTGGCTTATTACCTGAATAATCTCTTTGTTCTAGAATATCACGCCCTATTCCTGGCACAGGAGCTAATTTTCCTTTCATAAAGTCTACAAGAACATTCATTCCAGTATCTTTATATCCAGGATTTTCAATTTTATTCCATGTTCTACCAATAAGTGAGAAGTAAGAAGCTATGTTTCCTGTTACATCTACCCATTTCTTTGTTCCAGGTATTCTAACCTTTCCAAAAGTAGATTCCTTTGGGTTCCATCCTACATCAGTAAAAGCAGAAAGAGTTGTCATAATACCTCCGATAAGAGCAAGGTGTTTAGCTGCTTGTGCTCTTGCTATTTTACCTGCTTCACCTGTCATAGTAAAAGCATGTCTAAATGTATTTAGGTTAGCTACTTGGTATCTAGCAGAGAATAGAACCTTGTTTAATGTACCAGCAATAGCTTCAGCTCCACCAAGACCTCCTCTACCAGTAGTAGAGTTAGCAATCCTAGCAAATTGTTTCATCATATCTGCATCTGGTTTAGCACCACCATTTGCGTTCTCAAATAGTTTTACGTATTTTTCAAATAGGTCCATACGTGAGCCTTGGGAGAACATTGTGAAGGCTTCATCTGATGCCTTAAATAGATTTCCTAATCCAGGAATCTTTTGAACTACACTTGTTGGGAAGAAATCTTCAACTACTCCAATAGCAAGTTTAGCTTTAATTGCGGATTGGTATAAATCTCTTGTAACTAAATCTGCCTTAAATGCAGTAGCCATTTCTTCCATAGCATCTTTGGATAATACTTTACTCCACATACTCCAAGTGTTCCCAGCTTGTTTAGTAAATGTTGCTGGGTCAGCAGATAATACTTTTAATCCTTGTCTAAATAGTACAGAGTTATCGAGAGATGCTTTAACTGACTTAATAGCTGGTGAAAGAACCACATTACCAATTTCATTGATAACTTGTCCTACCATTCCAAACCATTCTTTATCTTTAGCTTTACCTGATATTCTTTGTCCAGCAAGTTTAAGTTCTCCACCGATTGATTGAGATACTTGTTTTAAGTCTCCTACAGTATTTGAAAGTTCTACTACCTTCTTACCCCATTCTAATTTTTCAACAGAACCATCTGGTGTACCCGTAGCCTTAGCTTTTAGTTCGTCAATTTCATTACGAATTTCAAACATCTTCTTTACTTTTTCGTCTGGAACATCTAATTCATATTTTCTATCAAGTGTATCTTTAACAATAGCAAGGAGTTCATTATCTTTAATTATTCCATTCTTTTCAGCTACTCTCTTTTCGAAATTTTCTCTCATCTTTGCTTTCTTTTCAATAGAGACACCATCAATATCATCAATGAATTTATTGAATGCTTTCTTTTGATTTTTAAGTAGAAGTGTCTTTTCAAATAGAACACTTATATTCTTTCCAGTTTCATCACCAAGAACCTCCGATAACGCTTTAGTACGTTCTTCGGAGCTTAGTTTAGTTAGATTAAGATTTTTTACTTGTTCTACTAATTCTGGAGGAATACATGTTGAAGTTATTTTAGCCATAATTATTTACATATCAAAACCTTACTAATAATATCTTCGACTTCTTCTATTGTTGGAATTTGTTTCTTCATTTGTTCTACTCTAGTTGATACTTTATCAAACCAAGACTTAGCTTCTGCATCATATCTAGCATCTGATATACCAACTTGTTTTGCTCTTACTTTTTTAATTTCAATTAAATCATCTACTAAGTTATCCTTATCTGCCATTTGAAGAGCAACTTGAGCTTGTCCAGACTTTGAACGAACAGGTGAGTTTGCTAACATTTGTGATAGGTTAATATCGTTAGTTTCTTTTGCTATATTCTTAAGAGCAGCATAGTAAGCTGTTTGAGGTATAGTATTTTGAATTGTCTTTTCTCCTCCAAGAGCAACACTTGTAAGTTCGTCTTTTGGTATTGAACGTAAATCTTGGGACCATTGTTTAAATGTTCCTTCATCAAAACCTTCAATATAGTTAGACATTTCTTTTACATCTCTAGCTATAGCTTCTGGAGCTACTTCAACTCTTTGAATAGATGTTGGTAGTTCAGATTGTACATTTGGAGTATCATTAATAACACCAGGAATTACTTCTTGTTTTTTACTATTAATTATAGATTGAATCTTTTCAGATGGCTTACCTGTATATTCAGAAGTAACATCTTTAAATACTGGAGTGATACCAGTCTCCTTGGCTGCTTGAAGTGTATGTCTTCCGTCTTCAATAACAATCTTTCCATCTACCTCTCTAAGTCTAACTTCTCTACTTGATATTTCCTGTGGGTTTTCTTTTAAGAATTTAGTTGTTCCTTCTTTAATTCCAGATGTGTTTTTAGATAAAGCATTATCAGCAACATTGTCTATTTTAGTTATTATTGGATTAATTTTCTTTTCAACTACTTCTGTAGCTTTCTTACCCAATAATTTATTACTTAATCCTCCAAGTAAAGGTCCTGCAATAGTACCAATAGCTGTATCAACTGCTAACTTTTTAGGTGATATAGTTGTACCTTTTTCAACCATATCTCTACCTTGATAACCAAGAGAACCACCAAATCCAGTAATAGCTCCTTCTTTGGCTAATCTTTTACCTTCTATCTTTAAAAATTGTTTAAGAGGTGTTTTGAATACATTCTTACCAGTACCAATAATCTTACCAGTTCCTGTAGCATAAGAACCAATTTCAAGACCTGTTGCTGCTGACTTAACTACTGTATCTAAATTACTTCTTTCTATTGGAGATTTTGTTATATCTATCTTTCCAAGTCCTTCCACTTTTCCAAGATACTTATTTGTAAGTGGTGCTTCTGTTGCACCTTTCTTTGTAAGTGATTGTCCAGCTTGTACAATATTAGTTGCTATATCAGCTACTGGTTTTATTGCACCACGAAGAAGAGAACCAGCTAATGTTGGCTCTGCTCTTGTAGATTTAACTGAAACTGGTAAACCCTTTTTAGTAAGTTCTGCTTTCTGTGTAACTACTTTTTCTTCTAATGTTTTACCCTTAGCCCAATTATATTTACTACCTGTTTTAACTTCTTCTTCTTTTGTTGTAGTATTCCAATTGTAAGCCATATTATTGTAAGTATGATTTCAATAGAGTATAAACACTATTTGGCATACCTGATGTTTGTGCTATTTGTTGTAATGATAATCCACTTTCTAGGTCTTTTTGAACTTCATCTAGATTAGCTGAATCAAATCCAAGGTTAGATACCTTTGTTTTTAACTTATCATTAATCTTAAGTGTTTCTCCTTTGTAAGCAGGTTCTACTTTTTTACCACCATATTGTTTTATGATTTCAGCATTTTCACCTGTGTATTGGAATTGCTTATTAGTATTAAACATTGCCTTGGCTACTGCTTCAGGAACATTTTCGTTTGTCATAAGTTTCCACATCATCTCTGTGTAATCATCCTTAACTTTATTAGCACGTGTTGTAGCCTTTTCATTTTCAGTTTTAATAGAATCTTGGAACTTAGAAACATAATCAAGACCTTTCATTTGTGTATCAAATCTTAGTTTCATTATATCTAAACTAATTTCTCTTTCGCTCTTAGACAAATCAGAATTAATATCAAGTATCTTTTCTTCTGTCTTAGATTCAAGTTCATTAAGTTTATCACTCATGTTAATTTGAGCTTCACGTATTGCAAACTTATATGAGTTCTTGTTAGCAAGTCTTTGTGCTTGGTATTTTTGTTCAAGTGTTTCTAGACCAACTTGTGCATTACCATCTGTTCTAAGAGCACCAATCTTTGCAAGAAATTCAGTTAGGTTTGCCTTACCTTGTATTCTATTCATTTCTATTTCAGCATCTTGAGCTTTTTGTTCAGCTTTTAGTTTATCAATAGCTAGATTTGCTCTATCACGAATAGTTGCTTCTTCACGAAGTTCCTTATCATTTAGTGCGTCTATCAATGTTTGTGCTTCAGTCTTTTCTTGTTCAGCAGCTGAAAGAACTTTCTTTTCATAGTCAGTTGCAAATGTAGCAATGTTTGTCATTTGTTGTTCCATTACTTTCTTTTCTCCTGCAAGAGCAGCTGGAGCGGCACCTAACTTAGTAAGATATTCAGGAGTTGTTTGTGCTCCTACAACACCGTTAGTTACTGTTTTAACTTTAGATATAATATCTTCTGGTTTAACTCCTTGAGGAAGAGTATTAAGTCCTTCTGGTGTCTTATAAAAGGCTACAGCTGCTTCTGGTGAAGTAAACTGTGAAGCCATATTAGTTGCATAATTTATTGTTTTATTGTTTTGAAATTCACTCTTTGAACCATTTGACATCCAAGCAGTAGAACCACCATTAAGGTCATTCTTAAGTCCTGTTGCTAATTCATTAGCTTTGTTTATTATATTTGCATTAGTAGGAGAAGATGGAGCAACTTCAGCCATTAATGACATTTCTGGAGATACAGATAAAGAACTCGTTTCTTCTGGAGAAGCTGTTCTACTTACCGTAGAAGTATTATCAGTAACCTTATCTGGTTCTATAGGATTAATAACTGGTTCTGTTTGTTCTGTTGTTGAACCACTTTCTGTACTAATCAAAGGCATTGTACTAGATGTTTCTGTTGGTGTTACACCTTCATCTGCTGACGCAATAGGTGCTTTACCTGAAAATGTTTCCTTAATTGGCTTGTAAGGATTTGCAATTTCTTCTATAGCACTTTTAATTTGATTTTGATTTAGTTTAGGTGCATCAATAAGCATTCCCTTGTCGAAAGAGAACTCATTTTCTGAATAACCACTTTTGGCAACACTTCCTTGTAAAGCATCTTTAAATGTTTTACCTATCTTACTAAATATATTTCCAAGTTTTGTTTTCTTTGGAGCAGCACTAATTGTTTTACCTATTGGCTTAGTTACAGATGAACCATATTTATTATAACTTAGTCCTTGTGTTGTAGTAGACTTATTAGTTACAGTTGGTGTAGATTTTGTTGGTAATGAAGAATTTATAGACTTAGCTGTAGTTGTCTTAGTAGGAGTAGGAATAGAACCACCATACTTTGCAATAGCAGCATTAGTTTTTGCTCCTTGTATCCCGTCAACCTTTAAGTTAGCTCCCTTTTTATTTAGAGCTGCTTGGATTGACATTACTTGTAATTTTGTTTTTGTTTGTGCCATTTTAGTTTAATTATTAATAAAATTTCATTACTACTATTACTACACTTGATAAACCTGCTGTAGATTCAACTGTAATATTTTGTGTTCCTGCTCCAGGAGTTTCTGTATACATTAATGAAAATGGAAATGAGTTTGTGTTATAATTTCCAAAATCAACTGTATCTTTTGTTGTTGAATTATATTTTAAGTAAACACTCGCACTACCATTTCCGTTACCCAAATGATACCCCTTAACCCAAACAATAACTTTTTGTCCTGCTAGTGTAGTAAGTGAATGTGTTGTTCCTGAAGATGTTTCTATTGTTGGGAACATATTTACTGGTACAAATAATTTAGCTCCAGTATTACCAACAGCTGTACCAGCGATTAATTCAGTCTGTGTAGCTTCTTCTACTAGCCCTTTTGTTGTTGTATCAGCGTCAGGAGCTCCAGCAGCTACAATACCATCTATTGTGTCATTTAATTCCTTCCAATGCTCTGCTGTAATATTCATTCTTATTGATTCACCAATAGTATGAGTTTGTGCAGTTGTACCTCCTATTCCTCTATCTGAAACATTGCTTATTGTTACATAATCACCATATGCATTAGTTCCAGTTGCTGTATATTTAATTATTTCTCTTAATGTAGAATTATTAGGTGAAATAACTAACCATCCAGAAGATGATGTAGGTTTAACAGAAACATTAAAATCACCTGTTGTGGCTGTCCAGTTTCTAGTTATGATTGCTTTATAAAAATTTTGAATTATTGTACTCATATATTAATAAAATTCTGTTACTATTACAATACCTGGTGCACCTGCTCCTCCACCTTCAGCTTGGGAACTATATTCTACTCCAGCACCAGAACCTCCTGAACCATATCCAGTTCCATTTGTACCAGCTTGAGTATTACTTCCATTATAAATCGAACTAGGACCTCCGACACCATAAAGTGATGAAGCTCCAGCTCCACCAATAGTAATACTAGTACCTGTAGCTCCGTGTTCACCTTTTTGACCGTTTATATTTATATCACCTCCTACTGCGGTTCCACCATTTCCTCCATCAAAATCACCACTTGCTGTACTTACAGTACCTATCCCTCCTATTCCTCCTGTTGTTGTTACGTGAGTTCCAAAAGATGAATTACCTCCATTCCCACCATTATTAGAACCTGAACCAGTTAATGCAGTTCCTGCTGTTCCTGCAATACCAATAGTAACTGTTTCAGTTACATTTAATGCTGATGCAATAATAAGTTTTTTTGAAGTACCACCTGAACCTCCTCCACCTCCAGCTTGGACATTACCAGTATTAGGAGTTGCTACTCCACCACCACCTCCTCCTCCAGCTTGAACTTCTACTTCTATATATCTTAGTCTTGCTGGTTTAGTCCATGTTGCTGGACTTACTGCGTTTAAATAAGTTCTTACTATTGGAGTAGGAATTGATAGTGAAGCATTTGCTGGTGTTAAAACTAAGTTAGCACCAGTATCTCCTATAACTGTTCTTGCTAAAGCTTCTGCATCTGTAGCAATTTCAACTAATCCTTTTGTATCTGTCGCAGCATCGGGTGCTCCAGCAGCCACAATATCATCAATAGCCTTGTTCATATCTGCCCAGTATTCAGCTGTAATATTCATACGAATAGGTTCTCCTTGTATATGAGTTTGCTCTGTAGTACCACCAATTCCTCTTTCTGAAACAACAACATAATCTCCATTAATATCTGTTCCAGTAGAAGTATACTTAACTATCTCTCTAATATTTGAGTTATTAGGAGAAATAACTAACCATCCATCTGTAATAGTTGGTTTTGTAGTAACGTAAAAATTACCAGTTCCTATAGACCAGTCTTGTGAGATGTTTGTTTTGAAAAAATTTTGAATTTGCTTAGACATTTTATATATGTATTATACCATAATTATAATAATAAGTCAAGTATTTACCTAACTGAAACAATACTAGAAGGAGTAAATGTTTTCTTTTCTTCTTTGAATCCATTTACAGCAAATTGTACTATAGTAAATGCTTCATTTAATCCTGAGTTTGTTAACTGAATGGTAAGTGATTGAGCCTTTGATAGAAATGATATACGTCTCTTTAGGAAAGGAGATGATTGAGGTGATTGTCCGAAACCATCAGCCCATAGGTTTTCTCCGAAGTCAACTTCACCAACTGTTGCAAGTTCATCTTCTGTTCCTAGACCAATATAGAATGTCTTTATTTTAGATGTTCTTATGTCTGATTTATCTTGGTATATTGTAACTTCAACTTTAGCTTGTAAGTTCTTGAACATTAAATCTAGATAACGATAAATGTTAAATAAGTTAAAGTCTTTGTCTTCTATCTTCTTAAATGTTACGCTAGATGTAATAGCAGAACCATTGTCGTTTAATAATGATGTGTCCCATTTAAGTACTGAGAAAGGAGTAACATTCTTTACTGAGTAAATAGTATCTCTAATAGAATATAATTCTAGAGCTTTGGCTTTATCACGTGATGTGTATTTAGTCCAACTATTTTTATATAGAGTATGACAAACAAATATTGTGTCATTAATTGTTGGCGTTACAGATGATAACGATATTGATAAATAGAATTTTCTATTGTTGTAATAACAACTAGTATAAGGAAAATTAGATTCATTAACATTATTAAGAGTTTCTTTAATTGCTTCAGATAATACAGAAGTATTAATACCAAGTACACCTGTTTGTTGGTCCTTAAATCCAAAAGCTCTTACTTCTCTTCCTGTATAAAACCAAATATCATTTTCTACCCAAACAATAGCCTTACGAGAACAAGCTCCGTAATTACCAGATTGGAGTTCTTGCTTATTATAGTATGTTCCAATATTGTCTTGAACACGTGTAACTTTCCATATTGATTTTTCTTTGAATACAAGTAAGAAACCATAGTAGTTAACTAGTCCTGTAATCTTGTCTGTACCAAGTGGTTTAAATACATCTGTTCCTGTAAATGTAGAAAGTACACCTGAATTAGAATAGTAAACTGTTCTAGGTTCAGCTGTAACTCCAGCTACATATAATTTATCTTCAAATATTTCGAGTATGTTTCCTTTTGGGGCTGATGAATAATCAGTAAATGTAGTACCATCCCATGTAAACATTGAATCAACTGCATTACAAGCATAAAGAATATCTCCTGCTGAATCTACTTTATATCCAAATTGAGCATTAGCTGTAAATATTTTTTGTACAGTATGAACACCAGATTGTGAACCAGATGTTGCGATAGCAGAACCTCCTTTAGTTGCTGATATTTGGAAAGAATCAGTTGCAAGTACTGTAGATATAACATAGTAAGTTGTACCTGCAACAATACCTGTTGGCAATGCACCTGTAGTAGAAAAAACAACTTGACTATCAACTCCAAATTTATGAGCTGTTTTTGTTATAACTCCTGGTGTTGCTATTGTTATTGTGGCTGTACCACCCCATACAATATTTTCCCATAGATTAGTTGTAGTATTATATTTCTGTAGATAAGTACCAAGTACTCTCATAAAATAAGAAGTCCCATTTTTCTTTTCAAAGTTAAACAATGAGTGAGGTTGTAGAGTTTCAGTTGCTCCAAATACAGAATAACCAGTATCTTTAGTAAGATAACCAGTTTCAATGAAATTCATATTTACAGGGACACTTCTTCCACGTGAGTCATCGATGTCTATTGCTTCAGACATGTTATCCTGTACTATTGAGAATGATTGTTTCTTTAATGGCATTATATTAATCTAGTGTAAGTGAATAATTGACCTCCACGTTGATTACCTTCTTCGTAATTAGATTGTGTGGCTGTTCTTTGTTGAATCATTGTTTCATACTTAGATTTATAGTAAGCTGAAAGAGATTCATCTTGTAAGTCTTCGAAGGCTCTTTCTAATATTCCATAAATTAAACATTCATGGAAGTATTCATTTACTGAAGGTGTGGAACCAGCTGTAAGTGTTTGAAATGTTGGGTAATATTTAACTTGTAGAGATGTTGTTGTTGTTGGATAACACTTAAATTGTCCACCTTCAACTGTAATCATTCTATCAAGTGTTTTGTTATCAAAGTCTTCTATTGTTACTTCTTCAAATACAATATCTGATGAATCTTTAGCTGAACCATATAGTGTTCCAAAGTTAGCTGGAAGTGAACCAATACCATTTGAAAATGATACTGTGGCTGATAGAACTTTATCATTTGTAAATATTCTCTTAACTAGGTCTATATTTGCTTGGTTAGCATATAAAAGAATAGTTTCATCAGAAATAATATCAGATGTTGTTTCTAATAGTTTTGCTCTTGCTAATGAAATTATTTGGTTTAGTGTCATGATTATATTTTATTAAGATTAATTTGCTTATCCCTATCCCCCATAATGAGGGACAGAGTAAGTAAACTAGGCTAGTACAAGTCTTGCAACTGCACCGTGAGCACGATTACCATTGAACACTTTCTTACCCCATACTAGAAGTCCTTTACATGTTGAGATGAAAGAATCTTCTGACATTTCTGATGGAATAACTGAAGTCTTCATGATTTGTAGAGCGAAAGAACAGTATGTCTTTGTACCTGCTACGAACCAGTAACCTGTAGTGTTGTTTCCAGCAACTAGTTCTGAAGAGATAACTTTGAAGTTAGCAATAGAACCAATTAAACCTTTAACTACTACATTGTTGTAAGCACTTTCTACTGCTGGAATGAATTCAGGAGCTTGGCGTAGAACACCTTCGAACTCTGCGTTAACAACAATGAAACGGTCAGCACGTGGAGCTAGAGACTTGTTCAACATTGTTGAAAGGTCAACCAATCTCTTGTAAACTGTACTCTTATCTGTTGATAGAGCTACAGCACCTGCGATTGAGTAAGTAGCACCTGCTGATATAGCACCTCCTGAGTAAGTAGTTTCACCTAGGTCTTGAATAACAATTTCTGTGTTTGAGTTTCTAGCTGAAACATAGAATGAACCTGTTAAACCTGCTGCTGTGAAGATACCTCCAACGTGTCCAGCTACGAATGTTGTACCTGTACCTGTAACAACTCCAGTTGTAGCTGCGATTGCAACTGTTCCTGTAGCGTAGGCTGTACCTAGCATGTTTGCTGAATTAACGTTCTTAGCCATGTATGCAAGAATATCTGTGTCGATTATTTCTGCCATGTCATTCTTTGTGTTAGAAGCGTATTCGTTAATAGCATCTATGTCGTTTTGCATCTTGTCGATGTCATCAACTCCGAATGAGAAGTACTTTTGCTTGTCTATGATTAGGTCTTCATAAGTAGGTGTCAATTCTTGTTTAACAAGAACCATACCTTTTGTATAGTCAGAAAGAGAAATCTTACCTGCTGTACGAACACGAACTCTATCTCCTGAATCCTTAATAGCACCTTCGTAAGATGTGTTTGTGATTTGTGGATAAATTGTGTCATTGTAGAGTAAATCTACTAGTTTTAGAGAATATTTTACTGGTGTAAAAGCTCCCATAACTGGTGTAATGTATTGAGTCATTTTTTTAAATTAATTATAAAACGTATAATGACGCAAACAATTAAGAACTATATTTTACCAGATGCCATATCGTCATTAAATTCTTTAGATAGCTTTCTGAATTGCTCAGGATTATCCTTAGCCATTCTTTGCCAATCTTCAAGTGAACGTTTAGTTGAGGTTTCTTTAGGACCTGCTGTATTGCGTTCAATATCAATGCGATTATTTAAATCATCTGCTTCTTTAGCTCCAATTTCCTTAGCTTTATCAAACAAGTGAATTTTAGCTACATCAAGTAAGATTGCTTCAATATTCTCAGGAACATTGTTAACATTATAATACTTGGCTCTAAACTCATCTATTGTATTGGCTAATTCAGGATATACTTGAAGTGTCTTATTACATGCTGATTCCCACTTTGTCTCGTTAAATTGTTTACGAGCAAATGCTATAGCTGGGTCTTTGTTAATCTCCGCTGTAGCCTTTGTAACTATACCATTAGTATAATTAATAAACTGTTCCTTAGCATCCTCATCTAAGTCTTCAAATCCTGGAAAAGGATTATCTGCGTTTTGTCCAAATTGCTTTGAACCTTGCCCTTGTGCAAGTAGTTCATTTTCGATTTTTAATCTTTCGATTTCAGAATCTTTCTCCTTTTGTACATCTAGGAGACGTAGAGCTTCCTTAGAAGACTCACTAAACTTCTTTTCGTAATCAATAGCTGGGACGTTAGCTATTACTGGACTTATAGATGTTCCACCATCTTGCGTTCCGTCATTTAAGACAGAGTTTGCTTCTTCTTGTGTCATAATGTTTGTGCCGTCTCTTTCGAGGTTTGGCATAAATTAGACTAATAATCTCCTTTGAGTAGAGTAACTAATTAATCCATTAATTGCTTAATTGATTTCTCAGCCATTTGCTGTGCAACCTTTGGGCTATTAATGAAGTTTAATATCTTTTTAATGAACTTGATTTCAACTTGTCTGAATGTTATTACATCCTTATCCAAGCCTTCCTCACAAATTCTTGAAGTAGCTAAATCATATTCTGAGTTTAACCAATCTTCTACTTCTTTATCGGTTAATTTTCTTCCACTTAATATTTCTTCCCATTCTCTAAATGTTTTCTTTTCTTCTTCGTTTAACTGAGAGAATGATGTAAGTCCTAATTTTTTCAAATATTGTTGTAACATATTATATATTTCCAGGTAGTGCATTTGTATCTTTTACACTATCTTGTGGGTTGTTAACTTTACTTGGTGCTTCTTGCATTGCGTTCATTGGAGCTTGAGGGTTTTCTAGTGCCATAACTTGTGCAATTTCTTCATCAGTCCAGTCAAGTAATTCTAATTCTTTCTTTTTAGCAATCATTAGAGCTACTGGGTTTGTTGCAAATGAGTTCTTTATGTATTGAATCTTCTTTAGGTCAAAGTCATCTGCTGCACTTGCTTCTGATTCTACTTCTACTTTAACTTCGTATCCTTGAGGAGTTAAGAAGTCGCTAGTAAATATATCTTTAGGATTATAATTTCCGTTTGCACTCTTTTTGAATAGAGTAACAACACCTGTTTTATTATTCTTTAAGATTTCATAGAATAGACATCCAAGTTCTTGCCAAGCTTTACGATAGTTCTTTGATACTACACTATTTCTTCCTTGTGAGTTTTGTAGTGATAGTTGAACTTGTCCTAATGTTTGTTCTCCAGATTCTTTAACACCTCTTTCTAAGGCTGTTTGAGCTACTGAAGCTTGAACTAGGTCCTTAAGATAACTGATTTGATTATTTGTATCTCCAAGTGGATTAATATCCATTTGTTTAACCATTTCTGCTGGATTTCCTGGAACACCATACATTCCGAATGGCTTTGGGTCAAATGCTCTTGGTTGGAATGTACCATTCATTGTATTGAACCAATACATACCAAAGTTTCTGTATGTTCTGTTTTCAAGGTCTTGAGAGAAGTACATATTGATAACCTTGTTGATAGTTCTAACTGAATCAGCTATACCATCACTCCAGAAATCAACTGCATCAGGGTCTGAAGCCCAAGTTACTATAGGAATTTTAGAAATACCAATAGCTTCTTTTAAAGGTTTATCCAATAGGAGAACAGAATCAGTTGCGATTACTCTGATATGACGAACAAATTTCTTTACATCATCATGCCAAACTAAATCATAAGATTCGTTTAGTTCTACCATTACATCTGCTGTTTGATATTCATCAAAGTTTGTAACTCCAAGATTTTCTAATCTTTCTTTACGTAATTGATATGATTGCTCATCTGTAGCGGCTCTTAGTAATCCAGTCTTTGAATCAAGGAAATACTTTAATTCTTTCTTTGCTTGTGCATCATATTTAGGATTAGCTAAAATTTCTTTTAGTGAACGATAAATATGTGTTTGAATAACATAAGTTGCTGTTTCCATATCTATCGGATTAACACGTGGGTCAATTTCAATATCATAAGGGTCTATAAGGTCGATGAATACTTCACCACCTGATATACCAATCTTCTTGAATCCTCTTCCTGTTAAACCAACTATTTTCTTTTCTGCATTATCTAGAATATCTAGTTTACATTTCTCATAGTAATAATCATATAGTTCATTCATTACTATTTCTGAGTCTTTATCTTTATTACTATTATCACGTGTTTCAAACTTAAGTTTTGGTGGTTCATCTATCTTAGATAACCATGTTTGAATTGTTTCACGAATAACAGGAATATTAATAGGTTGACGTTGTGTCAATCTATTTGTGTTTACCTTATCTCTATATAAAGAGTATGACTCGTTCCATTGTTGGAATCTACGTTCTTTGAACTTAGAGGAGTCATCTTTATTCTTTATGTGCTGTGATATTATTTGGGTTTTATCCATTTATATTTTTATTAGATTTTTTACTATTACATTATACCACAAAACAAAACATTTGTCAAGTGTTATAAACCAAGTTCTGGATACATCATTTCTACACCTCCACAAACTGATTGATTATTATATCTATTTACGTGAATTGGTTGTTGTGGTATTTGCCAAACAGAAAGGGCTAATGACATAATTCTATCGTCATGTTTTCCATCTGGGACTTGGATAGAAGTAGTTCCATTATCATTAAGGCTATATGACATTGATTTAAGTTCTGTGATTAGAACATCATCATTTGGTATTTTAATCTTATCTTGCTCTAATAAGATTTGTAGATTACGCAATAGGTCAGTTCTGGAAGCTTTATTGAATCTAAATGGTGTAATATTCATTCCACGTGCATTTAAGTCATCAAATATAGGTTCACCAACTCCAGTAGAGTCAATTACGATTCTTCCGCTATTATATCTAAGGTAAGCGTTCTCAATACGAGCCTTTTGAAGGTTATAATCCATTTGGTTGAATGAATCTTGCTTCTGTAGGTGGAAATCATTGAGATTAAATGGAGAAACTACTGTAAAGTCGTTATATTTAGCCAAGTCAACCCCAATTTGGTACATTGCTTGGTCTTTTGGAGTATATTCTTCCATTTTATAAGTGTTTTCATCGATACGTTTAAAGAATCCAAGTCCATTATCAAGGAAAGTACAGTAATACTCCTGCTTAAATAGGTCAGAAGGCATCTCTTTACGAGCATCTTCTAGTTGTTCTTCTGAAAGTGCTTTAGTTTTTTCAACAGTAAGTACTTCACAGAACCATTTAGAGTCGTGTTCTATAGTTTTTAGTAGGTCCCAAGCGTGATTAATACCACGGGGAGTCATAATGAAGATAGCCCATCCTCCGTTTTCACGTAGAATAGGTGAGATGAAGTTCCATACGTCAGGTTTCATAAGAGAGTACTCTGAGAATACAACTCCAATAGGGTTTGTTCCAACGATACGGTCAATATTATCAGCTCCAACCATCTGTAGAATAGAACCATTAATAAGTTCTATAATCATATCTGATTGGTTGATTGATTTTACTATTTCTTTTGGAAAATGGTCTAAAAATTTGAATCCGTCTTTATCGGCACCTGTCCAGATAACCTTTTTAGCCTGGGCGTAAGTAGGTAGGAAGTAATAATAAGTTCCTTTACGTTCCATCATCTTCTTAGGAAGATTGGCGAAGATTGTTTTATCTTTACCAGAACGTCTATGGGCAACCCAATATAGTCTATCTATTCCAGAGTCCCAAGCTTTAAGAATTGGTATCTGGTATTTACGTGGTTTAAAGTGGTAAGGTAGTGTTATTTCTGCCATATTATTTTTCTTCTGCTATTACATCAATAATTTTGTTCTCAATCATTTCCACAGCCTTATCCACAACTTCTCCTTCGATTACTGCATCAGCATAAGATACGCTATTAACCTTTATTTCGCCTTGCATTGTTCCCTTAACTTCAGTCTTAGTAGAATAGCCTTCATCTTTCGCCAATGTTTGAGCAACGAATTTAGATACATCAATAACAGTTCTAAACACGTCTTTATCCATTTCTTCTACTTCTGTACCATCCTCATGTATTTTCATTCTAGACCATTGTACATCTAGTGCTCGATTAAGATTACGTTCAGCCTTAGACATCATTGTAGAACGTCTAAGCTTGTCTTTCTTTTCTTTGAACCACTTTTGATTACCAATGTTTATAGCTGTATTCAAAGAGAATCCAGCATCTAAAGCAGCTTGTTTAGCATTAGGATTACCACTTCTCCAAGACTTAACATAGTAGTCCCAACATAGTTGTCTACGGGCGAAGTCTTGATTCTTGTTTCTTTCAGATGGATGAGTAACAACGTTACCTACCTTAGATATATATACTTCTTCTTCAGTACCATCATCAAGAGTAATGATTCTAGTCTCACCATGTAAGAGAGGTTCAACTAATTCAATTTTCTTTGGTATTTCAGCCATAGTTATTTATTCTTCTTTTCATGGTCCAACATAACAGCTTGGGCTATCATTGAAACCAAATGATTTTTTAAATCTTCGTTATCATTTAATGGAAGAGAGAAGTTGAGATTCTCTACTTTCTTTTTATCATCCTTTTTATAAAGTTGTAGTGTACCGAAGATAGTAGCACTTTCGATAACCTTATCTTTATTTTTATCATCCTTAATTCCTACATCTTGGATGTGTAATGATAGTCTTTTAACACGACCTTCGAACTGCTCTTTAAGAGAGAATGCTTTATATTTTTTCATATACCTATATTATACCACAATATAACATATTTGTCAAGCTTATGTACATTATCCACATAGTTATCCACATAGTTATCCCTTGACAAGGAGTTAAAAATATGGTATAATGGGTTTACTAATTGAGGTGAGGTTAGGATAATTTAATACAGAGTGTTAAGCATCCACTTTAAACTACTTCTATACTTGGATGGTCCTAAATTGGATAACCCCCTGCCGTAAAACGTAGGGTGTTTTCTTTTTCTATGGGTCTTTTTCTTCTTCTTTTTTCTTTCCTTTCTTTTTATCTTCTTTCTTTTAAGATTATCACATCAGCCGAAGCGAGTGTACTCACGAGCGGAGGCTGTAGGTATGTTAGCCATGGTTGTGTTAGACATGTCAGCCCAAAATAACCTTATCTTTACCAGGAATATTTACGAATCTTCTACTCTTTTTTTATTTATTAATGTAATACAAAAGTTGTGTAAAACCTGTCTGTGGTAAAATGATAGTATTCGTACGCCGCAACGTTTGCTCGTTCCCCTCCCTCGTCTCACATTCCTTTTGTTTTACCACGACTTGACAAACATGTCAATGTGTGTCGTTGTTTGTGTTTGACATATATATGTTGCACCTTGAATAGCAGGCTTGACATGTGGTGTTTGTCATGGTGTGGTAAACATGTCTGGGGTTGACATCAGAGGGAGAACGTGCTGTTATCCACGCTTTTGCTATACCCTATCACAACACAACATACCCTATAAAGTCAATAGTATAAAGCTTTACAATACTTTTCGTATGTGATAAGATGTATATAAAGTTATATAGTCAATAACTTTCATTAATAAAAATATAATATATATATGGTTTATAGTAAACATGACATGAGAGATAGTTATAAAGTAGGTTATACTCGAGCATCAAGCGAGTATAAGAAGGTTTTAGTTTGTTTGTGTTTAGTTTTCATTATCATTATAATAGCATTAATATAAATTTTATGGATACAACAGAAAAAAAATATACTTTGTACGTTGGAAGTAATAACGAGACAAAAGAGTTAGAAAAAGAATTAATCATCGGGATAGTTGCAAAATGGTATAAGAGCTTTACCGCTTATGAGGTAAACGGGTACTGGATAGGGGAACCAGAGAGAAGCCTTAAAATTGAGATATACACAAACGGAGATGATATAAACGAGTATAGTATAACAAAGTTAACAGAAGAATTAGAGAGAGAATGTAAACAGGACAAAGTTTTGAGAGTTACAAACATAATCAAAACAAATTTTTAAGATTATATAGTATATCAATCTCGCACCATCATAAAAATGGTGGTGCGGAATGGGTAAACTAAAAAAAATTATAAATAGTTGTTTATCCTAAAGTAAAGCGTGCTAGTACTTTGAAAATAAAATAATGATAATAAAAAACGTTTCAAAGAATGTATTGTTCGAGGCATTAGAAAATGTAAACCTAAAATATAACAATAATGTTATATGGCAACGTGTACCAGAGGCTATAGGAAGACGCTTTAGGTTTACATTGAGAGTCAAAAATAGCAGAGAGTCAGGAGCAAAGCTTGGTTTTAGTGGTAGAAGAACTATAAATGCATGCTGGCATGTACATGGGAATCTTTTTGATGAAATATTCAAGCTTGAACCTAAGGCAATAATAAAAAGTGGCGGTAATGATATTACTATCGAATATGGGAATTGGATTGATAGGAATATCGGTTCAATCATGCAACCCATGATGTATAGTAATTCCTGTAATTGCGATAACTATTAATCAGATGAAAAAAAAAGACTTTGAATTGATAGCAAGTGTTGTAAAATCCTTTAATGATAAAATGAATAATTATACGTTTAGCAGTAAATTATTTACCATAAAAGACTTTACAAAGCAATTATGTGAAACTTTAGCAAGTAAAAATCCACGCTTTGATAAACAAAAGTTTTTACAAGCTTGCGGTGTAGAAATACATGTTCATGTATGGCAAGAAACAAAGATAATAAAAAAAGATAACACAATTTTATTGTGTTGCTATTGCGGACATACAAAATAAAAAACGAGTTTTGATTCATTATACGCTTGACGTATAGAAACATAAAACCATAATACTAGCACATTATGGTTTTTTTGTTATCCAGTTACAACAAGGTAAACAAATCTTTACAAAGATAGCTCGAATTATGGTTATAAAATAACATTTTAATTAAAGTTAACTTGACAAAGATAGGGAAAAATGTTATAACAGTTATCCACAGTTGTAAAAACTTGCATTATTTTAAGAAGTATGATAGCATATAAATATGGTTAAGTTATATTATAATTAATAGTAAATAAATTTTATGAGTACAAATAATTACAAATGGAAGAATGTTTTGGTTGTGGTTCCAGAGTTTAAGTTCGATAATCGTTGTATGGATGAGGAGTGTTCACACTATGAAGAAGAGTTAACAGATGGTGAGCCTTTGTGTGAGCATTGTGATAATTATTATGATTATGATACAGAAGGATTCAAAATGTATGTAGAAGAGGTCCAGGAGGAGCTATCAAAGATAGGTTTTGAATCATGTGATGAAATGGATAATGAAAGGAATTATGAAGGCAATATAATTTCACAATTATCCTATATGGATAGTCATGACAATATTATTGCTACAATACAAGTTGTCATCCGTAATGGGTATTATGATGGTATGAACATAGATTATACCCTAGAATACCAGATGGACACTACAAAGAGTATGGAGCAAAAGATAGCCACGTTATGTAATAAAGTAGCTAAGATATTAAAAGCAAGTGGAACAGAATTACAACAGCTAGGTACCATGTCGAATGGTGAAGGCGTTTATCAATTAAAGAAATAAAATTATGAAAACTTTTGAAGAATATTTACAGGAGGTGTTCAATCGTGAACGTGAAATTGGAGGTATTCCAATAACAAAAGATAATTGTGAAGACATGTTTGATTCCTGGATGCAAGGATTTGATGTCCAGGAGTGGTTGGATTATGGTATCGATTATAGTAGAAACTTAAAAGAAATAATTTTATTCAAAGATTAATTATGAAAACAATTATAAAGATTATCGTGTTGTGTTTAATAGTCGCTTGGATGTATGGGTTACTTTCTGATTATGACACAAAGGTCGAACCCGTACAGGATAATTGTACAATGAATAGTGCAGTCAATAACTGTATTGTTATAAGTACCGATGAATAATCACAAAGATAATTATGAAAACAACAGAAGCTAGATTTTGGAAAAATGGTTTGAGTAAGCGTGAATGGGGTTATCAATTTATGTTAGGCAGTAAGTTTATAGGTTATGGAGTAGTTTTGTTTATAGGTAGCACAGGATGGTTTAATATTATTTGTTATAAGATAGTTAAATAGCTCACATCTTACTGTGGAATTAAAATGAATGAATTTAAAGTTGGTGATAAGGTTAAGGTTTTAGAAACAGGGGGTATTAATAGGGATTTAGCTAAAGTTGGTGCTATTTTAACAGTAAGTAAGGTAAATAACGGAAAAATAGATGGCTTTAAAGAATGGAATGATAATGGTTGGGCTTTTGAGAATAGTTGGTATAAATTAGTTAAAAATGTTAAAGAAAAGAAAGTTTTACCACCTAAGTTTATCTTACAGTACGAGATAGAGGAAGACCCATTTGAATTGTTTACTACTCTTATTGAAGTCAAAGCTCGTATTAAAGAATTAATGTCAAAGGGTGGACACTCTTACAAAGTTTATGAGATTAAGAAGATGTGGACCCCAACAGTCGAAAAGAAAGAAGTTATTACTATTAAAGGATTATAATATGAAAGCATATAAATTGGTTTTGATTATGTTGGTTATAGGAGTAGTTGCATACTTTGGAGGAGCAAAGTTCAGCAAACAGATAGTTTATAAACAGGTAGAGAAGGAAGTTATACTAGATAATCTTACAGGAAAGATAAACGAGAAGAAAGGTGAACTTGTCAAGGAGTTAAGAGAATGTGAGAGTAAAGGATATGTAGAATCAGATGGTCTAGTTACTTGGGACCCGAATCCAAAGAATAAAAAGGTACAGATAGCAAGTTTTGGTTTGTATCAATTTAAGGTATCAACAGTACAGTTCTACTACAAAAAGTTTTACAACAAAGATGTTACAGGACTGGAAGCAATACAGATAGCCTTGAGTGAAGAGAAGAGTGCAGAGTTAGCAAGTGAAATTATATTTAGAGATGGTGCTTTGAATAATTGGTATAATTGTACAAAGGCAAAGGGGTTGCAGTCGAAATTAGATGTCATTAATAGTCTACTAAAATAAAATGAAAATAGAAAACCTTAAAAAGAATTTGTGTCCTGAATGCGGAGGTGAGATGAATTGGAATGCAGTTGAGGAGCTATTAGTTTGTGAGAAGTGTACGTTCAGCTTGACTGAAGACCAGTTCACGGACTACATAGATGAAGTCGAAGAGAATGAATATCATGTTGCAACTTACGATGAAAACCTTAAAAGATTAAGTTCTCTATAAAAAGATATGGCTAGATTAAAAATACCCAATAGATGTGATAATGAATATTGCAGGAGAGTATTACCTTCTTATCAATTATTTGATGACTTGGGTAAAACATTCTACACATATATAAGAAAAGGTAAAAAGAATTATTGTGATGAGTGGTGTGCTGATGAATATGTAAGTAAACAAAAACATGTTTGTAAATATTGTGATAACATTGCACAGCCTATCAGGACAAAAAAAGAATATCCTATGATGACAAAACAAGGAAAGGAATACTTTAAAAAGATTGGAACAATAATATCCTGGAAAAAAGTTTGCGAAGATTGTGAAAAAATCCCTTATAAATTAAGGGTAAATAAAGTCAAGCCATAGATAAAGTTATGCACTTGTTATCCACTTGACTTTATTCTCAAAATATGATAGGATAGATTAGTATAACATTAATAGTTAATCAAATAAATATATGATTAAAAAAATAGTTAATATTGGTGGTGAGGAATTTAGTGAGTATGAAATAAAAGAGGTTGAAAGACTAGAGGCAGACTTCTTTGTTTATAGGTATGAATCAGGATGTTATGATGGTTCAGGGTTTGCTATCTGGAAGAAAGGTAAGAAATGGTTCTATGACTATCTAGGTCATTGCTCATGTAATAGACCTACAGATGGTCTAAGTACTGCTAACAATGCAGAACATACTTTTACTCAAATAAAAGAAATTGTTAAAACTAGTAATAAAGAATATCAGGACCTAGTAGATTATATAATAAAAAATAAATAATATGGATAAAATTACAATATTAATAGTTATAGCTTTTGTTGGAATTGTTTCATTTCTTATATACGATGGATATAAACATCCATGTATAATATCTCATTTTGAAACTCAATATGAAGCACCTATTGGAATGGTAGTAGGTGGTAGTAAATATGGAGGTGGGGTTAGTATCCCTATGGGTAATATGAAACCAGTACAAGTAGAAGTTTGTGATTTACATAAATAGATATGAAAGAACAAACACTATTAGTCTTAAAAGGACTACCAGCATCAGGTAAGTCTACCTATGCTAAAGAACTTGTTGCTAGGGGGTGGAAGAGAGTCAACAAGGATGATATACGAGCAATGATAGATAACTCTACCTGGAGCAAAGAGAATGAAACAGATGTTCAAAAAGTTGAAGTAGCAATAGCAGTTGGATTCTTAAATGCTGGTAAAAATGTTGTTGTTGATGATACTAATTTTGGATGGGAAGATAAATGGAAAGGAGTAGCAGAAAAGATGGGTATTAAATTTGAAGTAAAGTTTTTTGATGTCTCATTGATGGAATGTATAGAAAGAGATTCAAAGCGTGGTGATAAGTCAGTCGGTGCTAAAGTGATTCAAAGAATGCATGATAAGTTTTTGAAGCCACAGGAACCAGAATATTCAGATGATAAACAAAACTGTTACATCTTTGATATTGATGGGACACTAGCATGGATGAACGGTAGAAGTCCTTATGATTATTATAAGGTACACACAGATATACCTAATCATAATATCACAATGATAGCTAGATTACTTTCTCAATCTGGTTTACAAATCATTATCGTTTCAGGAAGAACTGATGATTGTGAAGAGGTTACATGTAAATGGTTAACTGATAACAGTATACCATACGACAGAATACACATGAGAAAGTTGGGTGATAAAAGAAATGATGCAGAAGTAAAGAAAGAAATATACGAAAAATATTTGAAACCAAACTATAATGTTCTAGCTGTATTTGATGACAGGAATCGTGTAGTTGATATGTGGAGAAGTCTTGGTCTGACTTGCCTACAAGTTTATTATGGTAATTTTTAATTTATGGAATTTAGAAAATACGAAAAGATACATAGGTTAGGTAAAGATGAAGTCGCAGGAATATTAGAAGGGACTTGTCATATTACTGAAAAGATAGATGGAGCTAATCTTTCTATCTGGATGAGTGGTGGTGTTATGCATGTTGGTTCACGTAATAATGACCTAACAAAGAAGAGAGATGAATTTAATGGTGCCTTACACTACTGTAACTCACACGAAGGAATAAGAAAGTTATTGACAGAACATCCCGAGTTTAGATTATATGGTGAATGGTTAGTGAAGCATACATTATCTTATGATAATACATCATATAAGAAGTTCTACATGTTTGATATTTATTTAGAGGATTATGGATTCATGTCCCAGGAGGAAGTTCAGATATGGGGTGAAGATTATAAAATTGATACAGTTCCAGATTTAGGAATCATTGAGAATCCAACACTAGAGCAATTAAATAAACTTATCGAAGGTAAGTCAGCTCTAGGAGACAGGATGGAAGGTGTAGTGATTCGTAATATGGAATTTAAGAATCAATTCGAAGATTTCTGTTATGCAAAATTAGTCAGAGAAGATTTTAAAGAAGACAACGGTGTAGTATTCGGAGGTAACAATAAATATGCTGACACTTATTGGGAAGTTTATGTGATGAATAAATACATAGATGTTGCAAGAGTATCAAAGATAATGAATAAGTTACAGCCTGAAGTGAATGAGAAGCTAGACATGAAACATATCCCTAGAGTCCTTGGAATGGTCTACCACGATGTTATTACAGAAGAAGCCTGGGAGATAGCTAAGAAGGTTAAAACGATTGACTACGATGCCCTACAAAGGATTTGCTACAAAAAGATTAAGCAAGTATATGTCGATATACTTAATAATGATGTAAGCGTGGCAGATAAATAATGAAAACTTTTTGTAAAGTTTGTAAAAAAGAATTAAGTCATCCTTATAATTTTTATTGTCAAAAACATAAAATATTTACTGAACAACATAAAAAAAATATGTCATTAGGTAAAACTAAAGATAAGGTTGGCTATAGAGCTATTCATTATTGGATAGAAAGAGAACTAGGTAAACCTACAAAATGCGAAGATTGTTTAATGGAATTTTCAGGACATAAGATTCATTGGGCAAATATAAGTGGAGAATACAAAAGAGATATAAAAGACTGGAAAAGATTATGTTCAAGTTGTCATGGTTATTTTGACAAGATAAGTCGTGAACATAAAAAATTATTAAGTAAAGAAAAACTACTTTGAAATATAAAAGAGGAACCTTTACCTTGGTTCCAAACATAAACTATCTTGAAGGTAAATCTCCTTTCTTGCAAACATTGTTCATGTGGATATGTAAACATACAGATGAAAATGGTATATGTTATCCATCACGTGAGAGACTAGCACGTGAATGTGGATGTGAGATAAGGAGTGTAGATAGACACATGAAAGTCCTGGAGGAAGATGGAGTAATTGTTAAAACAAAGAGGAAGAAGGCTAAGTCAAAAGAGAATGCTTCGAATGTCTATCAGATAATATTATTGGATAAATATAATAAGAAATTGGATTTAAAATCGCTACCAAGCGACTCCTATAAAGATGATGAAGGAGACTCAAATGTAGTGGACCCTAGCGACTCAAATGCTACTGTAACTATATCCAATTTAACTAAACCCAATACTACTTCTCCTATCGGAGAAAGTGTGGTTAAGAAAAAGATAGGAAAAAGAGAAGAGAATAGATTAAAGAAAGAAAGTGAATATACTTTTGAAGGCTACATGGATAATCTTATTAAAAGTTTCTATAAACCTCATAAAATTCTTTGGCTTTATTTTACTAGGAAGAATTTTAAATTTACTAATTTAGCTCAATGGGAAACAGCAGTTGGTTTAGCTATTAAACCAGCAGTTTCTCTTAGTGGATATAATAGCGGTCAAATAGAACGTACGATGGAATATTGTGAAAGTAAGTGGCAAGATGGATGGAGTTTACATGCGGTCGTAAAAAATATAGCACTAATAGCAAATAAATAATTATGGAAAATAGATTAAATAAAGAATGGTTAGCTGGAAAACTCAACAAAGATACTGACATCAGAAAACCCCAAGAACCTATGGAAGAAAATGTATGTAAGAAATGTGGAATTAGTATAGAAACATTTAGAAAAACTGGACAAATGACTTGTTTTGATGATAGTGATATTAGACATGAATTTAACAACCAAGAACCTATGGAAGAAAAGAAAGTTCTACGATAGAATTATAAAATAACCCCATTGTCCTCGTCACGACAATAAAAAGGGAGAAATAAAAAGAGATTATGAAAGTAGACCAAATACTAGAAAGTTTAAAAGTTGAAATTAAGGCTACACAAGAAGGTATTGTACAAGCTGAAGCCTTAGAACGTTTAAAGCAAGCTACAAAGTTATATAATGGAGAAGATAAGGTTATTTCTTTCAAAGACATTTATGACCGAATAAAAACTCTACCTCCAGTTCCTAAGATATATACTGGATGGGAAAAGCTTGATTCAATTTTAAAAGGTATTAGAAAGAAACATCTAATCATCTGGGCTGGAATTACAAAACACGGTAAGACGAGTATAGCGATGGACCTAACATGTAAACTAAAAGATTATAATGTTCTATGGTTGCCAATCGAAGAGTCAGCAGAAGAGCTAATGGAAAAGTTTTTAGAACGTGGTGAGCAACCTCCTATAGGTTTTGCTCCAGAGAATATTGGCTTCGTAGATACTAATTGGGTTGAGAAGAAAGTCATAGAAGGTATTGTTAAGTATGATTCACAAATTGTTATTGTAGATAATCTATCCTGGGTTAAACCAGTTGGGTCAGGTAAGTATGATGGTAAGGCTGACAATGTTGAACAAACTTGTATGGAAATAAAATCTATAGCAAAGAAATGGGACATACCAATTATTCTCATCGTTCATGTTAACAAAGAAGCAAAGGCTGACATGAATCCTACATTTGAAAACTTTAAAGGTAGTTCAGGTATCGCACAAATAGGAGATAAAGCAGTTCTTATTTGGAGAGAAACAAAACGTGGTAAGAAAGGTGAGCTTGAGATTACAAATAATGTCAATGTTAGTGTTCAACTTAATCGTCAAGGAGGTGTTGGTAATGTAAAGATGATTTATGAAGACGGGCACTTCAAAGAGTTTGAATGGGATAGTGATAATAATATTAGCGAATTAAAAGATTGGTAATTATGTTTAACAACACTAGAGTAAAAAAAGCAATGATGGAGGAGAGAGCTGAACTTATGAGTTTCATGTTATTACTGCTAGAAAAATATCAATCTGAAGTTGATGCCAAGAAAAAAGAATTTTATATGGAACACATTAAATACTATGGTGAGCTGTCGGCTAGAATAAAAGATGAGCTTGATAGAAAAGATTATAGTAGATGGGGTTGGGTTGAGCGTGATTATGAGTTGTTTAAGAGATTAGGAATTATAAAAGAATAGTATTTGACATAAGTTAAAATTTGTGTTCTGTTGAGTTATACACAGGTAAAGGTATTGCAATTTTTCTTTAAATATGCTATACTCTTTATAGGTTAGATTATTAATTAATTCTAAAAATATTATGAGTGATATTAAAAAAGAAGTAGTAGATACAACTTGGGAGCACAGTCAACATAATACGTTTGATAGTAATTGCTCTGAATGTTTTAAAGAGAGAATACAAATCGACTCAGAAGATATGATGGTTGGAGTTGATGATATAGAAGTATTTGAAGGAGATGAATTAGGTTTTAGTCCAGAAGAATAAAAACAAATATGGTATATCGTAAAGTGATGGTATAGTTTAACAAGTCAGACTGAACACCTTTCTAGAAGGAGGTATGGCGGCACCATTGCCATCACTATACGGTATATCATATAAATGTAAACAAAAAAATAATGGGTCGGTATTATTATTGTTAAATTATAAATTAAAAATAATAAAAATAATGATTGAAAAAAATAATAAGCAAAGTGATAAGGTGTTTTTAACTGTATTGGCTGACGGAAAGTTTCACCAGCAAGTAGAGGAAGGAAGAGAAGGTGCTATAAAACGTGAAATCAAAGATAAAGAAACAAGTGAAGTTACAGATACAAAATTTGAGCTTCTACATGATTCTGTTAAAGGAATTATATCAGAAGTAACTCTAGTAGAAGGTGAATATGGAAAGAATCTACAAATAACTATTGATACAGAAGTTATATCTCTTGGAACAAAAAGTTCATTTGGAGAAGATATGTTAAAGAAATTACCATCAATAGATTTATCTAAAGAAGTAACTCTTACACCTTATTCTTTCCTTCCTAAAGGAGAAGATACTAAGAAGAAAGGAATAACTGTATATCAAGATGGAGTTAAAGTTGGTTCATATTACTACGATGCAGAGAAAAAAGAATCAATCAATGGATGTCCTGAACCTGAAAATGGTGGAAAAGGATTTGATTCAGATGATTGGAGTGCTCACTTCAATACTGTTCGTAAGTTTATGGAAAAAGAAATTGCAAAACTTCCTGTATTTGTCGAAGCTACAAAGGAAGAAGATAAAAGTTTAAATAAATTCTAATTATGTTAATATTTACAATCGTTGTGTTAGCTTGTGCTGTTATTGGTTTGGTTATTGCTCAATGTGTTTTATCTAGTCAAATTGATGAACTTGAAATTGAAGTTTCTAATGATGTTAGTAGTGAGTATTTTGAGAATGTTAAAGAAAGTCAAAATAAAAAGATTAGAGAATTACAAGAAGTTAACGCAGAAATCTTTACAATTATTGCAAAAGAATTTGGTAAAGAATTTAATAAAGTACGTTTACTAGAAAATGCTGGAAAGTGGAATGAAAAAGTTGTTACTAAGTTTGAACTAGTTAAGGCTTCAAAAGCAAAGAAATAATATGATTATCAATCACAACAAGAAGCCCAAGTTAATAACAAATAAAGAATGTACTTGTATAAATCCTGTTGTTAAAGAAAAATCATTCAACGAAGATATAGAATTAGATTACGATAAAATAGGACATATCTATCTATATAATGGGAAACAGTTAGAGTCTGTTACCGAGTACCTTAAAAAATTCTATAGTGAGTTTGAGTTAGAAATAATAGCTAAGACATGTGCTAAAAAATGGGGTGTAGAACCACAAGCCATAATAGACCTTTGGGATTCTAATAAGGAATCAGCTTCTACTTTTGGTTCTGCTCTACACTCCGCTTTGGAGCATTACGAGAAATTTGAACATCTTGGTGCAGTTATCAGTAAGGTTAGAGAAGAAGATGAAAATTACGCATTACCGAAGCATCCATTATTAAAGAAAATAATACTAGAGTTTATAAAAATTAATCCTATAAATGGACAAGTTATAACCGAAGTATTAATTACAGATGTTAATAACGGAATGGGAGGTAGAGCTGACAGAATCGTTGTCCTAGATAAAGCAAAGAAGATTTGTAGAATTGGAGACTATAAGATTAACGTTGAATCTGACATGATAGACAAAAAGAAACTTAAACCTTTAGCTCCATTTGATTCTCTTCCAGCCAATAAGATAACAAAGTATCAAATTCAGATGTCAATTTACGCTAATATGTTACAGAAAGAAGGATGGACAGTTGAAGGATTAGATATTTATATCTTTGAGGATGGATGGAAATATTACTCTCTACCTGTACTCCAGGTCTTGACAAAGTAGTCAAACTATGGTATAATAGAGGTTATATGAACAAAATATTCAATTCAGCTTCAAAAATAGTGTTTGTTTTAATGGCTTTGGCTTCAGTAGCCCTTGCTTCATTAAAGATAATGGATGTAAAAGATTTCGTTATATTAGCCACAATGTCTTTCAGTTTCTACTTCACAAAGTCTACTCCTACTCCTAGTTCTACGGAATAAATGCTAGTCAGGTGCTAGAAACCTGATACTATGTCTATAAAAAATATAATATTGTGTTTAGTGCTTATCGTTTCCCTGTTAGTTTTACCTACAAAGGCGATTGCCGAACCAATAGAAATAGTTACTCCTCCTTCTTTTGAACAAGAAATTACTAGAATATTCGGAAGCAATGCTAAAATAGCACTCGCTGTCTTTGAACATGAAAGTAATAACAATATAAAAGCTATCAACTATAATTGTAGGTACGATGGTATTAGTACCTTTTGTAAGAAAGGAGATGAAAAAAAAGCTTGGTCTGTCGACTGTTCTTTAGCACAAATAAATGTTAAAGGACAGTCTTGTCCAGCTGAACTAATGACAATAGAAGGGCAGATAAAGGCGATTGAAAGAATATATAAATCTCAAGGATTAAATGCCTGGGTTAGTTACAAAAATGGTTCGTATAAAAAGTTTTTAAAAGATGTCTAAATATCCAATGAAGGTAGGAATATGTTTGCAATGTAATGAAGACATAATAGCCAAAAATGCAGGTATGGTAAAACCTAAAATTGGTAGAAAATATTGTTCTAAACATTGCCAAATAATATGGCAAAACGTGAATATATATCCAAGCAATAAAAGACTTGAAAAACGTAGTGGTGTAAATCATTATAATTGGAAAGGTGGTATAACTAATAAAAATACTAAAATAAGAAAATCTTTAGAGATTAAATTATGGAGAGAATCAGTATTTAAAAGAGATAATTATACCTGCCAAGAATGTGGACAAATAGGAGGAAAATTAAATGCACATCACATTAAATCGTTTTCTAAATATCAAGAATTAAGAACGTCAATAGAAAATGGAATTACGTTATGTGTTGAATGCCATAAATTAACTAAAGGTTATTTAAGTAATAAAAAATAAAAAATATCAACAATATTTATAGGTGTGTCTATAGCCCCTCTTGGATTAAGCTCAAATAAAAGGTATTCCAAGATACCTGAGCTGAGGGGAGCCACAGGCACATCTATACTTATAAATTAAATTGTAATACTAATGATTAAAGAATCAATAAAGGAAGTTAACACAGAGCTTGTTATCCAGAATGAAACCAAAAAAGAAGAAGTTCAAAAGCCTAATCGTCACTCAAGACGTGCAGCAAAAGCCTTTGAAAGAAAATTACCGCAAATAATTAAGAAGATGAAAATTTCTTCTAACATAAAAGACACAAAAGCTCTCGGAAGAATTGCTAAACAAAAACATATAGATGAAGTAAAAGAAAGAACGGCTAAGAGAAAAGAAATAAAAAAGCTACAAAAATTAAATGAATAAAACAATTAGAAAAATTAAGTTATTCGCTACCGATGATTTTGGAAATGGATTTGTTACATTACTAGGCGAATTTAATAGTATTGAAGAAATAAATATTCAAGCTGGAGACTTTGCTAAAGATGTGGTTCTTAGTTTTGAAGAATATCATATAGGCGGAGAAGAATAGTATGGAAGAAGAACCAATAAAGAGTCATGCAGAACGTGAGAAAGAATATATACTTGAAGTTAAGAGAACTGTACGTAAATCTCAGTTAGTTGATTTCGTTCATTTCTATTATCAACACATAGATGAATTAACATTTAATCAAGCTGTAAAAGCTTTCAATGAATTACAAGATGAAGCAACAACAACGAGTATTTAAAAGTGGGGCTATACGTGATGATGATTCTACTAAAGAAGATTATATAGAAACAATATCATGGAGAGCAATGAAACGTTATGCTAAATACATGACAGGTAAGAAATCAAGATATGGACAAGGTAATTTTAAAAAAGGTATTCCAATAGAAAGTTATGAACAATCTCTTTTAAGACATGTTCAAAAGTATCTTGAAAACAAATACGAAGGAGGTACAGTAGAAGTGGAAGAAGACCATTTGGCAGCTATTGTGTTTAATACCTTCGGAATTATGCATGAACAAAATGATACAAAATAAACCAGTTATCTGTACAGGAGACATTGAAACATATCCATCAGAAGTATTAATGTATGGAAACACATGGGAACCTGTAATAGTAAAGATAATAAGATTCCAAAGTATACTGTCATTTGCATATAAATTAGGAGATGGGAAAACAAAGTACATTGGATTAAATACGATGCCAGGTTATAAACCAGGAGACCTAGATGATAGACAATTAATGATAGAAATATCAAAGATATTAAATTCAGCAGATTACTTTTGTGGACAGAACTCAGATGAGTTTGATATTAAGATAATTAAGGAGAGAATTATGTTTCATAATCTACCTCCATTAAGGGAAGATTTGGCTCTATTAGATACTAAGAAGTTATATAAAAAAGTATCTAGATTACCAAACAACAAACTTAACACTCAAAGTCAATTCAATGGTTTTGGAGAAAAAGTAAAACATACAGGTACAGATTTATTTATAGATTGCGGTGCTGGTGATATGAAAGCTTGGAAAACAAACGAAGTATATAACAAGCATGACGTTGACCTAACTTACGCAAACTTGATGAAAGTTCTACCTTATGTTAAACTAAGTAATCCACAAAAAGTGTTTAGTACAAACGTAACTTGTGATAATCCTTTGTGTTTATCTACACATTTAACTAAGTCTAAATTAAGAAAAGTTGCTGGTGGATGGAGACAACAGTTTCAATGTCAGGATTGCGGATGTTATAAAACACCCAAGGAAATTATTAAGACCCTTGACAAATAAATAGTTTTATGTTATAATATGTGTAACAGAATGGTAGTACTTTGGATGCTACCAACATTTCGAAATCGTCTAACGGCAGGACAGCAGCCTTTGAAGCTGAGAATCGTGGGTTCGAATCCCTGTTTCGGAACCAAGCTTGACAGCAAGTGTACATAACAGTTTCCACGTTAAGATTGCAAGCTGAAACGTGGTGGATGCGAGATTAGTATAATGGCAGAACATCTCCCTTACATGGAGAATGCAGAGGTTCGATTCCTCTATCTTGCACAATGCCCACATCATTCAACGGTAGGATAACTGGCTTTTAACCAGTCCATCGGGGTTCGATTCCCTGTGTCGGCACAATGGGATAGTGAAAGGTTCGATTTCAGGAAAAGCTAAAATGCAACCTGAAAGACGAGGGTTCGACTCCCTCCTGTTCCACAATGTCTTTGTAATTCAATGGTAGAATATCGAGCTCTTACCTCGACCATCATAGTTCGAATCTATGCGGAGACACAAGTAAGAATATTGGAAGATAGTATAATGGTAATGCGTCAAGCTGTTAACTTGAACTATAGTGGTTCGAATCCACTTCTTCCAGCAATGCTCCAGATACTCAATGGGTGAGTAGCGGTCTGTAAAACCGTGCCTTCGGGAAAGTTGGTTCGATTCCAACCTGTAGCACTAAGGGAATATCTAAGTTGTTGATTACGATGTATGGTATTCCCGCATACCGATATAGTTTAGTAGGAAAAACGCCTATTTTGTAAGTAGGTCAGCTGGGTTCAAATCCTGGTATCGGTACAATGGGCTTTTAGTTTAGTGGTAGAATATCTCCCTTGCACGGAGAAGACAAGATTTCGATTATCTTAAGGTCCACAATGGCGGGTGGAGTGGTCTCCAGGAAGGTCTCATAAGCCATCCTCACCAGTTCGATTCTGGTACCCGCTACACGAACTAACACTCCTTGGAAGTTAGTTCATAGGAGATTCAGGATAAAGCGTTATGGTTGCGTTCCCGACTTGGACTCGGGCGGTGTAGGTTCAATTCCTGCTATCCTGACTATTGGTTGTTAGTTTAATGGATTAGAACATACCCCTACGAAGGGTAAGATGTAGGTTCGATTCCTACACGACCAACAAGTGCTATGTTAGCCAAGAGGAAAGGCATCTTCCTGCAAAGTTGACATCATAGGTTCGATTCCTATACATAGCTCATTGGGACCATAGTTTAATGGTAGAACATTCCGTTGTCTGCGGAATTGTCGGAGTTCGATTCTCCGTAGTCCCGCAAATGAAAAGAGATAAAAAAGTCTCGAAGTAGTTAATTTGAATGGATTGATTATCCACAGTCGCCTATAAGGTGTAACGCAATCAAATGAATCACAAGAACAAAAAAAACAAGAAGAAGAAAGTAAAAAGGATTTTAAAAATGTCTGGTTGGGGAAAAGGAGCCAATAGACAAAATAAGATTTATTATGGTTTCGATAAATATGTGGATTTGGTGTAAGTAGCAGCACGTTCCCCCGTGAAGGGATTAGATTGGGTGCAAGTCCCTTAGTCCGCACAATGTTTCATTAGCATAAAAGTAATGCACAGGATTGAAACCCCTGACAACGTGGAGCATTACCACGATGGAACACCAAGGAGTAGTTTAACCGCCTTTTACTACTCCTAACCAGGAGATTAGTTTAATGGCAGAATGACTGACTTATACCTAGCCGACAGAGGTTCGATTCCTCTATCTCCTACCCGCAATTAGTTTAATGGTAGAATAAGCGACCGATACTCGCTTGATGGAAGTTCAATTCTTTCATTGCGGACCATGACTGTATCGACTAGTGGTAGGTCGTCACCCTTTCAAGGTGGAGGTTCGGGGTCAGTACCCGATACGGTTACTATGGAGGGTTAGTACAACAGATAGTATAGGGTCGTTCTAAGGCTTTGATGAGGGTGCAACTCCTTCACCCTTCACAATGCGAGATTGGTATATAGGTATTACAGGAGTTTTCCAAACTCTTAAAAAGGGTTCGAGTCCCTTATGTCGCACATTCCGCTTATAGCCCAACTGGTAGAGGCAATGGATTTAAACCCCATTAAGTGATAGTTCGAATCTATCTAGGCGGACAAGGGTGCGTGAGAGCTATCTGAAATAGAGATGTGCGAACACCCACTTTCGGCTGGTAGCCCAACTGGTAGAGGCAATCGCCTCAAAAGCGATAAAGTGTGAGTTCGAATCTCACCTAGCCGACAATGCGGATATGGGGAAATTGGTAGACCCGCTTGCCTTAGAAGCAAGTTCCCGAAAGGGAGTACAGGTTCGAGTCCTGTTATCCGCACAATGGGGAGATAGTGTAAATGGCAAACACGACAAGTTCCAACCTTGTTAGTCTCGGTTCGAATCCGAGTCTCCGCCGCAATGGTAGTTTGCGTGAATGGCTATACGAGCAGTTTACTAAACTGTCAGGCGTAAAAGCCTTGTAGGTTCGAATCCTACAGCTACCGCAATGGATGGTTACAAAGGTAATGGTACCCCTCTCGTCTTGAAAACGGGTCCCGTAAAAGGGATGTTAGTTCGAGTCTAACACTATCCGCAAATAATTAGTTCTTTAAACTTTAATATTATAGTTATGAAAAAAGGAGATTTTATTACTAAGAACTCTCTCTTTGAAAAGGGATTCGAGTTTACTTGTTACTTTGCTGGTTATCACGTTTACAAAACAGTTGAAGATAACCATATCCTCTATGTATTCCATGATTACATTAAACAAGAAGTTGTTTCAACACTCACCTCAAATCAGTAACTTATGGCTAAGAGTAAGCATCACAGAAAGTGCAAGTCCAATGGTGGGACACGTGCTAGGAGAAATATCTCTATAGTGAAACAAACTTTACACCAAGCATTCCACAACCTATTTGCTAACGCAGATACATTTGGAATCGCACAAATATTAAACGACACCTGGATTGACCCTGACTACATTCTCATTGTAAAAAGGAAATAATCCCTAATACTACTAAAGTCTTCTTCGGAGGACTTTTTTAGTTATCCACAGGTAAACACTTGACTTTTATCTTTTAATATGCTATAATAGATGTATGACAAAATTAAAAGATAATAAGAGTGAGTTTATAATCGTTCGTGTGACGATTGCCGAAAAACAGGAAGCAATAAAAGCTGCCAAAGATTCGAAAAATTTATCAACCTGGGCTAGACGTAAGTTAGGATTTAAATAATATGGAAAAATGGCAAGTTAAATTAATTGATAGTCCTATGGTGTTTGGTACAGATTTAATAATCTATCGTAGACATCTAGGAAAGGTTTATATTTACAAAGACAACATTGTACAAGAAATACCAGAAGGTCAAGCTTATAATAAAAATGATGTAACTCTTCACTTAGAACCAGAAATGTTACAAGACCTAATGGATGCTTTACATAATATGAATGTAAAACCAACAGAAGCAAAAAAGACAGAAGGATTATTAGAAGCTCAAACCGCACACTTACAAGATTTGAGAAAGTTATTAAAATTAAAATAATATGGATTCAGAAAAAGATATATTTGGTAATGTTATAAAAGTAGGAGATTTCGTTGCTTATGCCGTAGCAGCTAGGTCAGCTCCTCTTTGTTATGGGAGAGTTCTAAAAATTTCCAATGAAGGTAGTATAAAATATTTTCACATAAGAGGAATTTATGAAGATTGGGAATGGACAGGTAAAGAAAGAAAAATTATTGGTTATAAATTAAATGGTAAACCTGGAAGAGTTCTCGGTGGAAATAGATTACTTGTTGTGAATGATAAGATGCCTGATGATATGAAAAAGTTGTATGATTAAATTAACATTCCCAATCTATTATGTACAAGAATTTAAAACTAAGCCTAGTAAAACATTTCTTGTTGGACTTAATTGGTATCGTAATGCTCATCACATGCTATCTAATAAAGTTAAAGCCCATTACCATGAACTGGTTCTCGAACAAGTATTAGGAAGAAGATTTGGTAAAGTAAAATTACATTATAAAGTTTATGCAGGTCGTAATGGTACTGATGGACATAACATTAGGGCTGTAATGGAAAAGTTTATATGTGATGGATTAGTAGAGTGCGGTGCATTAGAAGATGACAGTATTGAGTTTCTTAAAGGAGATACAAGTGAATATTTTATTGATAAATTAAATCCTCGTATTGAGGTTGAAATAGAATTATTGTAATGAAAATACCAAGCAAACTAAAAATAGGAGGACATGTATTTAAGGTAGTAGTAGGAGATTGCGAAACTATGGGTCAAACAAACTTTAATAAGAGTATAATTACTATATCAGATGACCTACCAAAGGACCAACAAGAATCAACTCTTATCCATGAGATAATGCATACGTTAAACACAACATGGGGAGCAAGAGAACATTCATTATTAGATTCATTATCAGAACAGATTTACCAAGTGTTGTCTGACAATAAGATGTTGAGAAAATAAGATGATTAAGAATTTATTTGATAGTATAAAATTTAAGAACCCAGAACTCGGAGATTACATAATTCTATGTATGGCTATACAAGGTAAAAAGTATAGTCAAGCAATGATTAGGAAAGCTTTTCTTCAATTAGTATCAAAAGACGAGTATGACGCATCTGAGAAAGACGACTATATAAAATACCTCTATACAGTATAAGGCTCAGAATTGACAACACCCCCCAGATTTGCTCTAGGAGGTGTTTTTCTTTGTAAAGTGATGTATTGATAACTAATAAAGCCAAATAACTTTCTGTGGCTTAGTTTTGTCTATATCGAAGTGTAAATAAGTGCCTGCAATTCCAATTCTTGATATACCAT